CACCTGCTGCTAGAACACTTGAAAGATGGTCTGAATAGGACACATCGGTCCCACCATCAGTAAAAGTTCCAGTCATCATGTAAAGGTCACCCAATACATGCACTCGTGTATCACTCGTATTTCCCGCTGCCATGTTTAATTCACTCCTGTTCCTCGTTATTCAATTCTTCGACTTGCCTGAGTAAGACTCTCTTTGTTGCTCCTGCTTTGATTTCGACATTACGGGCTTCTAACCACTCAACAATATCGTTCTTTAACCACCCATTATCAGGGATTCCATCATCACCTTCATCGACCGTTTCTTCAACGACCTCAGGTATTGATGGAGCAGTTTTTGATGGAGTATATCCTGTAACCTCGTAGAGATTGCCAAGACGACTATGAAATCGCTCCATCCATTCTTGAGATACCTCTCTGGGCACTTTGTAATCGAACCAACCAAGAGGGCCAGCATTAAAGCCAGCCTTCTTGGGGCCGATGTAGCGCACCGTAGGCATGTCGAATCACCCTTAAGCCACGATTATCCAGATTACACAATTGCTTGTGTCGTCAGTAGTTCCATCGTCAACTTGTTCGACATCAGCAGTGATAACTAGACCACTGGTTGAGATACCGAGGCTCGCTGTAGCGTCAGTTTTTGATACAACTGCACTAATAATAGCGTTTGCTTCGCCGCTAAGAGTAACAGTTTCTGCTTCTGCAAGTGCACCGACTCCAAGACAAACGAGACGAGGTGATATCCTGTTTGCTCCGTCAGTCTGACGGGCTGCAAAGGAGGTCAAAGCCCCCGGATAAGATGTTAGCCAAGTCGTGTCGTCTTGGTCTACGCCTGCTTGTAGTGGTAGGTCTAATTGAACCGATAGAGTTGCACTGCCGCTACTTGTGTATGTAATTCCTCTGTGTGTTGTTGTTGCCATTTTTCATCACTTCCTTATTATTGTCCCTCAGACCTCACTGGAGGTCACGGATACTCCCGCTTGCGCCGAAGAACGAGTCCCAGACTTCACCCATTGTTCGGTAAAGTCCTTCCTGACCAAGACGATTGATGGCGAACGGGTCACCAGTCTCGATACCAGACTCGAAGTATTGTGTTGGGATAGCAGTTTGGAACCACATGTAATCAGTGTCTAGATAGTATAGACGACTAATTGTGTCCGTAGGCATGTCCTTAGTTGGGATAAGTGGCACACCATTGTAGGTTGCAACAAGGAAACCAGCCTCGATACCGGGAACACCCTTTACACCGTTGTAGGTTGGTGTAACACGCTTAGATTCCATGAATCGCTGCTGACTCTGTAGAAGTTGCTGAACACGCATGAGTGTATCATAACCAGTTAGGATAACTTTGGTGTTACCACCACGAGTCCAGATTTGCTGGAAGAGAGTATCTAAGTGGTCTAGACTCAAGTTCCTGTCTGTAGCGGATGCATCTGCTGATACATCAACCTCAGCACTGTGGAAACCTACTGAACCGTCACGAGTAATGCTGTAGATATCGTGGTCAGTTGTTGCACTAACGTGGTTAGTGCCAGTAGTCATCTTATCAGGGTCAGAAGTTAGACGGTCAAGCGACTCAAAGTCGTTTGCTGCTGGTGTATCAACATCAGTCAATAGCATCTGATTAATGTGGTCAGCGTGATGCTTACCCATTTCTTCCTTGAGGACCTGTCGCACATCGCCCAATCCGTCGTCTTTGTCCGATAGGAACATGGACACTTCGGATAGGTCGAAGGTGTGAGCCACTGTCTTAGGCTTTGCAGCCACATGTAGGAAGTCCGGCTTAGTGGTGTCTGGTAGAGTTGCATTCTCAGCAACACCGCCACCCTTCGTGAAGGAAGGCTTGGCGGTAATGATTCGCCATCCACTGCGCTCCCACGGCTTCTTAGGCATGATACTGAATGCGTTGAATTCTTGGTTCAACTGAGACCATACTTTTCGTCCGTAGATTGCTTGGTATGTTCCAGCAGTTGTGCTCATCAACGGAGCGTCAGCCTTGAGTAAATCCCCACTACTGTAGGTATATCCAGTCAAAGCGTTACCGCCGTAGTAATATCGTTCCATGTCTTGAATTGTTCTTACGTAATCTCTTGCCATATTCACTCACCTCCACGTAGAGCGCGGTTCGCTAGGCGATGGACATCGTCCCATTCCATGCGAGCCAATTCACTCGTGTCGGGAACAGGAATTGTCTGAGCAGATGCCTCAGACTTAGCGAATGTTTCGCCACTACCACTACTTAGGTTATCGATTCGCTCACTAAGCGAAAGAACAGCCTTCTGTAGGTCAGATAGAGGTTGGCGAGAATCAAAGTTCTGTCGAGCAGACTCATTTACATCTTCCCTTATTTCTTTCTGGAGGCGGTTCTCGAAATAGTTACCGAGGTCAGTCTTGAAGTGTTGCTCTTTTGCAGCAGCCTTGTAGACTTCATATGCCTGCTCGATATCAGAAGGAGAGACAGACTCAGGAGAAACAAAGTCTGAACCCTTGATAACATTTTGATTGCCTTTTCCACCTGCACCGAAGTTAGGTTTCTTTGCGCTGGTTCCTTCACCAACAACACCAAGAGGAGGCTGTCCACGGTGGGATGCGCCATCTTCGCCCGGTCCGTAGCCCTTTTCCACTTCATCAAAGTGGTTTCGTGCTGCACTTGGGTCGTATCCTGCGCTCTTTACAGTAGATTCTAACCACTGTAGGTAGTCAGTTGTAATTACATCGTCCATTTCGTTCTTAGCCATTTTATCATCGTCCTTTTTCTTGTCGTCTTCGTCCTCGTCTTTGGATTCAGCCTTTTCCTTATCTTCGGAATCTTTCTTATCCTCGTCCTTGGAGTCTTTCTTGTCTTCCATGCGCTCACGAAGTTCATCGGGCATCTTGCCTTTCTCTGTATCTTCGTAAGCCATCTTATCGTTCTCGGCCTTCTCGACATCTTCTAATCTCTTAGAAAGACGTTCAAGAACGCTGTTTAGTTCAGTCATCGGGTCGCTCATTGTATCACCATTGTTGTTGCTTGTATCCTCTTTTAGGATTCGGAATTGGGCTTCTGGATTGATGCCCTTTTCGCAGATGGTTACTTCATGTAGTTCCATCCGTCGAATCTCCCGGTAATCACCACGAGAGGAATCATGTTTGTTAACACGCTCAAAAGCCTGTCCACCTATAGAAAAAGAGCGTAAATTGCCCTTGCGAATTTCAGCAGCGACTTCACGAGCCTTCTCTATATCACCGCGTAACTTGATAACAACAAACATTCCTGTGTCGTCAACTTCTGACTTCCACATACGTCCAGATGAATCAGTATATGCAGGAACTACTTGCCCAACTTGAATGTTAGAATGTGCAAGTTGAACATTTCGGAATCCGTCTGCTTTCATGAATTTACCAAAAGCGTCTCTTAGAGCGCCACGAGTAATGAGGTCGCCTTGTTTGTCGACCATTTCGACGCTGGCGTATCCTGCTACAACAAGGTCCTGACCCATTCCTTTGAGAAGGATGGGGTCATTCACCGGAGGAGCCATCATCAAAGCCATCAAACTTTCCGAGGTTGTTTCATGGTATATCAATCCCGATTATTGCGAAGATTGATAGAAGCACCCTCAGAATCGGTTTCAACAACGGCTCTGTCTCCTGTTTCTGAATTTATTGTAAGACTCTTGCTACCTCTTTTCTTTGGGTCTTCTCTAGGCTTTCTGCGCACGACAGGGTCATAGTCAGGAAGAGCACTCTGGTCTATGAGTTCTGTGCCACCTGTGTTGAAGTTACCCGGTGTAGCATAATCAATACCAAGTCCTTTTGGCCCTGTAAAAGTTGTTTTTTCTTTGAGCATATGTTCAATCATCTCTAATGCAGTTATCAAACCGCGTTTGAAAAACTGGTCTTCATCAACCTTCTTTGGTTTCTTTTTGTGATTAGCAAGAGGTTCAACTTCAACATACGCTTTATCTTCATCTTCTTTCTTCTTTTCTTTTTCTGAGCGCAAAAGAATAGCCGCAGATGTAGCCCAGTATGGTCTCTGAGAGTCTGCTAAGTTTTGCGCATAAGTATGAGGAGCATCAGGGTCATGAACCATCCACATCCCATCTATTTCATCAGCCTTGTAGATTACATCCATACCTAAACCAGTGAGGTTGACGATAACTTTTCCTTTTGATACACGAACACGATGAGGTGTATCAATTGGATTACCCGACATAATACCCATAGTTTCGACACTATCTGTTGCTCCAGCCTCACTATCTTTCTCATATTTGGCACCATTAAGACGGTAGAGGTCATGTCCTTTTCGTTTGTTATGTGTAATACTATCAGAAACAACAGTAATGTAATCTCCTTCCTCAGAATCTTTTGCTTTCACTGTTCCAACATCCATGTAATATTCACCGTCGTATTCAACTGAACGATTACCAATGTCGTCTGCTACATCTTCATAGATAGGACCAACACCAACACGGGCTGTTCCTCCTGAAATAGACAATACGCGCACATCTAAACGCTTACCTGAACTTAGTAAAACCCACTTAGGGTGTCTGTTTTCACCACGCATGTAAGTTGCATCTGCATCTCTAAGTAGAATCTGCTCTGCTTTTGGTTCAGCAAGCAAACCTTCAATCGATTCACCTAAACCAACATCATCAGTTCGACGAGTATTGATTGGAGCAGGAACAGTTACGTTTTCGTTTGACTCAAATGTTGCACGAAGGTGTCGAATACGGTCTTTTGTTGGCATGTTTTCCATGTCTTCATCACCACACTCTACAATATCGACAATGTGGAGATGAGAGCCATCCCATACTCCATCTAAAGTGTATTCATCTGTTTTATTGAGTTCGCGCACACCCTCCTTTACGCTATTCGGAAGTGAAAACTCATCACCATCAGCCCCTCTTACCTCTACTTTCTTTTTGTCTTTCGTAACAATTACTCTTTCACCCTCAGGCCAGATAGATACTACCCAATCACCAGTAAATCCGCGCAAATGAATGAGGTCTTCAATATCAAAAATGCGATGCATGGCTTTGATAGGAAGAAACTCTCCTTTGTCTCGGTCTTCATCTTTGAGCAAAAGGTCATGGTCCGTCAAAACGTCGAATGAATACCTAAACGTCTCATTGAGGTCTTCCACACCCTGACCAGCAGGGGGGTTGGCTGAAAGCATTGCGGAAGATTGGGTTTCACCATAAATTTCTTCCTCTGATAATTCACCAAACTCTCGTCGTCGTTCAGGACCGGGCAAAAAACTACCATAAGCATGTTTAATTACGTTTCTTGGTAAAATAATCTGCAATCTTCGATACCCATTTGGTGCTCTTTTGATTTCAGGTCTCTTAGTTCCGTCACCGAAGTTAATATTCATTGGAATATCTGCCATACGACCAAAACTTCTGCGAAGTTGAGGGCTATTAAAGATAGGAAGAGGTCTAAACGTATTACCTTCGTTGTCTTTGTGTATAGGAAGAGAGGTATTACGGTTGAGACGTATACTGCTCAATCCACTATCCGCACGCGACAGGTCTAAAGCGTTCATTCCTACCCTACTATGCATAAAATCGTGCATTTTTTCCGCTGCCTTTTGGTCAAATATACGAGTATTT